GTGAAAAAGAAAAGAAAGTTCTGAAAAACAAAGTCAGAAAATCGAACTAAACACTAGGCTTCCGAAAAGAAGAAAAAGAAAGTTCACGACACTCTCCGAAAGGAGTCTGAGTTGTGCCAGCTCAGATCATCGAATGTAAACCACCGGACTTAAAAGTCTGGGGTGGTCCCGATGAGGTAGTAGATGTAGCCAGGATTAACCGGCTCGAACAACGTGAAATCATCACCCAACGCGTAGTAAATATCGGCCACGTACCCCTGGGCAGTAGCGGACAAAGATTCAGCGGTGAGCATGAGTCCGGGTAGCAAGGAGGTGTCTGGGATGTTGTTCATTCCCGTCCCCTGATTAACGTACATGTACCTGAAGCGGTGGCTCCAGGGAACCATGACAGTTTGCTGTCCGGTGTTTGGTGTGTAGGTGATCGCACACGGGAGAAATTGATTATTTGTTTGATTGTCAACATTCCCGGTGGAAATCACCGACCCCGCACCAAGGGGGTAGGTCAGGGCTTTCATCAACGCAGAATTGACCTGCGTGGACGAGGCAGCGGTTGTTTTCACAACCCACCTGACGTACTGGGACCCACGCCAGTAACGCCATGCTTGTGCAAGAAAGAGCTGAACACCAGGCAGCATGTTGGTCGGGTTGAGCTGCAACTTGACTGGGATAGTAGCATTCCGACTTTTCATGACAAATCGCCGAAACAAGTGCTTCCAATCAGTGTACAGCTCACCAAAATTCTCACCATGCAAGAAGTATGAAGGTTGATCAAGAAGAACAACCGCATCAGCATCATTGATGGCGTCAGCTTGAACCAAATTGGCATCGCCAGATTCAGGTTTGTCAGTGTCCTGGCCGGCCTGAACTTTGGCGACCTGGCCCATCCTGGGAATTTCTTCCCAGGCAGGCTCACCTTCCTTGGAAACAAAGGACTGGGTAAAACCAAGCCCTGTGTCTGTCCAAGGCATCTGGAACTGGATGTCCCTACCAGCGGAGATGGCCACACCCGTCCAAAAACCGGTAACACCGGTGTTGGCCGAATTGACCACTCCGTCCAATGAAACAACGAGCTGGGCAGCGATATAATCATCACCACCAGCCCAGGTTTCACTGGAGTTGTTTCCGATGTATCCTTGCGGAAAACCGGTTTTAAGAAAGGGGGCGTACGCATTGTAAGGGACAGCAATCTTGACACACTTAGAACCAGCGACATCAACAATGAGATGGGGGATGTCACCGTCCGAAGTGGACACAGTGCTGGGCGCTGTAGTTTCTGAAGGAATCAGAGAAAAGCGAAGGCGGAAATTCATGAACGGGCTGCCGGCAACATCAAAGGTAAAAATGATAGTGCCACGCCAAGCAGCAAATTGCGTTGCCAAAAGCATGCATCTGGTAGGGGTGCAATTGACACGTGACGCACCATACAAGATGTACCCAAGCATCGGAGTGACAGGGTAAACACGGAGAACCGTGTTTTCGGCAGTCGTAGTCGATGTGCTGAAAATGTCAAAAATGCAAGGGTGGGCCAGATACTCAACGAAGGAGGTTTCACTCTCAATCGCACGGGTCGTGGCCAAATCGTCAGCAACACGGTTTTCTCGATCCATGCCCAAAACTTCAGCCTGAAGCAAACCGCGGGCATTGGCATGATCCACAAAATCCCCGAGCAAGACTTGTTGAGCCGTGTTCAGGGCAACGGGTCTGTCGAACCCAAAAAATCTCGCAACACCACCAACCGCCCCAGAAATAGCAGAAACCGCACCGGCGATTTCGCCAATAATTGGGATGGGGGTGAGAGCTGCAGAGACCGTAGTAACAGCGTCAGCAATTTCAGAGACAACACCACTGGATTTGCTGACTTGTTCTCCAGTTGCTTGACCAGGACCAGCCTGCACTTTGGCAACAGCCAGCATGCGCTGATTCCTTTCAGCGTAGCCGGTGTGCTGCGGGCGCTTGCCTTCTCGATTGGCACGCGCAAGCATATCAGCTTGACGCGCCAGAACCACGTCTGCTGTGGTGGGGCCGGCAACAGACGCTCCAATGAACTGGGCGTAGACTGTGACCGTAAGAGAGGTCGTTCCAGCAGAAGACAGATTGGAGTATGGAAGGTACTGGTAGAAGCGGAGGGTGCCAATGTTGGATCCGTATGAATTGAGGCGGAACCAATTTGATGGGTCCTGGTGACGAAGATCCAACTCGACGGTGGGGGCAACATCGAGAGGGATTTTCCAATGTCTGCCAAAGGAATTCGAGAACGGGGGATTGGTCGCAGAGATGGTTTCCGAGCTGGTTGCATTTGGAATGAAATCAGCGAGAAGCACACCTGTAACCATTTTGGTTGCTTGTATCATCAGGGTGACTTTAACATCACCCCGGAAATACTGGTAACCAGCCAGGATGTTTCCAATCTTGGGTTGGCTGAAAAGAATGTCGGGAAAAGCGTAGGTTGAATACGCGTGGCCAACACTAGCAGCACTTGTGACCGCGAACGAACCAATCTCGTATTTGCGGCCGATTTCTTCGGACGAGAAACCAGAATAGCCTGGCGCACTCAGAAGACTAGCAGGCTCGGGTACAGGGTAAGGGATCACAAGTTTGGCTCGATCTTCTTGTTGCGAAAGGGGTGCAGTTTCGGAAACCACCACAGCCAAATGATCGGCAGCTGTGGGGGCATTGAGGCTGGCAACACCATCATCATCTCCGGCCTGAACCCTGGCAACCTGCTCCAAAGCTACAACCCGCAGAAGCGGATCATGACTAAGGATGGACATGCAGGCGACCAAGAGAACAATGAGACGTTTGGTAGCAAGGCCAAGCCGGAAGGAACCGCCATCGCGACCAGCACCCTTGGGAAAGGGGTTGCGGCAGCGTTTACGCTTCCAAGTGTGGCGGGGGGTTGGGGCAACAGGGACGAAAACCATGTTGACCTGCGGCTCTCTGATCCAAAAGGGGAACTCCCCAAGGACCTGGGCGAGCCTTCTTTCAAAGGCGGCCTGAGTTTCGGGAAGGTTGTCAACAAGGACAATGTCATCGCCGAAAACGAAGTCGCCGCCGGCACGGCCATCCCCTTTTGGAAGGGGGTTTTCGTACACTGACTCAAAAGCTCCATCTTCTAATGGTGTGAAACTGGAAAGGTGCAAAGTGCCATTCCAAGGTTCAACACTACCTCCAAGCCAGTCACCAACACATTGGCCGTAAGAGAGGCCGACAGGTTGGATCTTAAGGGAGCGAAGAACTGAATTGTAAAGGTAAAGAGCGCTGTCAAACGCCTCTCGACCGTACATAAATTCCTCACGCAAGCGTGCCTGGACAAGAGCACGATGATTCTCCTTCCAATCGCCCTTCTTGCGGACCCAGTAAAGCATGTTGTCGACGACCTCACGATCCAGGGGTGCAAGGTAAAAACCCTTGTGCAACACAAATCTCCTCTTGAGGAAATTGATGTCAGCAGGCTCAGACCAATCAGGGACACGATCCTTGATGGAGTGAGTGAACTTAATCCCAAAGAACTTGTAAGCAACTTCGGAGAAAGTTTGCGGGTTGTAAATCCGTGTAAACTGCTGATGCACGCTGACAAAGCTGTCATCACCGTAGAAATCTCGGATGATGCAAAGGAGATAGAGGTCCCAGCCAAGTGGTCGCTTGAGAATGGTCAGACAGGCGTAGAGCCATGTAGTGCAACTGATGTGCTCGAGGCCGATGCTATTGATGTCGGCAGTGATCGAAACGCCCGTCGGTTCACGACCCTCGACCTCAAACGCATAGCATGCAATGCGATGCGTTCGGAATGCCAGAAGGTAAACGAGCTTGCCAACCATCTCGGCATGCTCAGGATTGTCAGGGTAGGTCCAGGCGGAAAAGATGTGTGCTTGGATCTTGAACATGAACTTCCTCCAGCTCTTGTCGTACTTCTCAGCATCAAGAGCCAGATGCTTCCAGTCAACATCATCGAGGTGGTGGCGGTGAGCAATCTCCGTCCATTCGTTGGCACTCAAAGGATTGATACCGATGGCACAGAAATTCTTGCCATGTTGGGCCTTCAAACATGCCAGGGGACGAAGCAAGTACTTCCTGAGAAGCATTTGCATTTCAATCCCAAGCACATTGAGGTCGCGAACCTTGCCTTTGAGAACCTTTTCTCTGGGAAGAGTTTCGTCAACTTTGTTGCACACATTCACAGGGATCGACAAGGTACAAAGTTCGTCAAAAGGCGTATCGCGGATTTTCTGTTCGAAAGACAAAACGCGGGCAAGCACTTCCGGGGTGGAACGGTAAAGTCCAGCACCGGCATCAACAACCTCGAAAAGTTGTGATTTTCCAGAATGTGGGACGAAAACGTCATCTCCACCAGGAGAGGTGCTGCGCTCGATCCCACTTTCATAGGGTCGGCCGGTGCCAGACCAGTTCTCCTCATCCGTAAGTGGATCACGGATGTGGTGGACATCTGGCAACTGCAACAGAACTCCTTCAGCAGCTGCCATGAGAAGCTCCTCATGGAACTCGACCGGGGTCTGCTCGGTCGAGGCCCTAACGGCGTTCATCAGAGGGTAAACCGGGAAATCCGGATTGCCATCCTTGAGAAAAGGGCGAGGGCTTGGTGGGATTCTGGTGGGTTCGCCATCAAAATGGGACCGGACGTAGGGGCTTTCATTCGACATGTGAAACACCTTGTCCAATTCCCGAAGGTTCAGTGCGTCATATCCAAACAGAGCCGCAGGGGGTGCTTGGACAGAAGCAGCTGAATCCTTGCCAAAGTAACCAACCAAGATGGTGAGCATTTCTTTGGTAATAAACAAACCCTGAGCAGGGTTGTCACGATGGTCAACCCTACCATACTGAATCCCCAAGATTGGGTATGGGACGTGCGGGTTGTCGGTTCGAACAATACCAGCGCAATCCCCATCCTGAGAATCGGCATTATAGATGAAAGTGTTCACCGATGTGCCGTAAAGCTTGCCATCTCGAAAACTCATGTTTTCGTGACATTTTTCAAGATCATCAAAAGGGCGCAACATGGGAATACCGGTTTGGATGGAACGTGCCAGAAGAACACCTTTTCGCAAATCATGTTTGAGCATGTCCTCAGGCGCAAACAGATTGGAGAGGATGGGTGGCCTGGGCATCTTGGGTTCAACGCTGTGAGGCGTGAAAAGAGCAAGATCCTCATTCTCAGGATAGATCAGACAACCCTCAGGAAGGGTGAAGCGGTAGTCGACAAAACGACCTTGCACTCGATCATGCATGAGAAGGTGACAGGTCGGATTGGCCAGAGCCTCCATCCGGAGGATCTGGTGTCTGCAAGTCAGCCAAATGTTCCTCTCCAAATGGACAGCCTGGATTGGAGGGATTCGGTGACCGTCCTGCCCTTGAGCAAAGAAAAAGCCCATGCTGGCAAAGATTTTGTTATCAATGCCGGCACGATCAGGAGCCTGGACATGGGCAATTTTTGGGATAGGGCGGATGACCTTCTTGGAAGAAGCGGCGGCAGAGGATCCAGGGGATTGCACCTGAGTTGGTTCAACCATTTCATAGTCCTCAAGGACGTGGGCTTTCTTGATAGGAAGCAGTGTGCCGAGAAGTGCCGTCACCAGTTTGAGCAAGCCGTACATAGCAGCAACGGAGGCTGTGACGGCGGCACCAAACTTCATGCCTTCCACAACCTTGGTCCAAGGGTCAAGGTGATAAAGGACAGCCTGGTTATGACTTTTGACAATCTGGCCAAGAACTTCAACAACCTCAGCATACTGCTCCTGGGTGGTAACACTCAAGCCCAGCACTTTCAAGGCATCAAGGTCAACCTTGTCCTTGTCCTCTTGACCAATGTTGTAAGCCTCAATGACGGGCGACAAAGTTTTGATCAGAGTCTGCATGTAGCGAGACCGAGTCATGGCAATCTGTTGCCTATTGAGACGCGGTTGGTAATCCTTGGCGATCGCCCGAGCGGCATTTTCAGGAGTTTGATCAGCACGCTGGGCATACTCCATTGGAGCCGTATCGGTGGGGGCTTGAACAACAGCGGCAGCAACAACCGCCTGTTGTTTGGCAGCCATGGAATCCGGGTGATGACCGGGTTCGTAATTGACCACAGCAGGAAAACCGAGAATGCTCTTCCCAAATTTGGCCTGATGAGGCTTGGCAAAAGGGGAGGCAGTGCCTTGTTCTGCAAGAGGGATGTCACGATTGCGATTGAACTTTTCATGACGGGTCCATGCAGAAACTTGAGGAACGTACGGGGGGAGGTCAACGACTGCACGGGCAGCAATTCGTTTGAGTCCCTCCTCGGTGCCCGCACGAAATACGGTATTCTGACGGTTGGCTTCAAGGAGACATTCACACAGCTCGTAAAAGCTGTAGTTCATGACGGCACCATCGCTTTTTCGGGTGGCAAAAACCCAAACATTCTCATCTGGGTCAGTCTCGGAAAAGACGGTGCCCGGCTTCAGGGAAACATCGATGTCAAACCAAATGCGACGGCGATAAGCAGTATCACTTTGAATCTGAGCAGGGGACTTGGACCTGGAGTCGTTGGTTGTGATCCCAATGAACGGGCTGCAAAAGAAGGTGTAACCCTTGGCTTGCTTGCCAGTACCAGAAATCTCCATCGGGACGTAAGTGTCCTGACAAAGGTCGATCAACCACAAACGTTTCGACGTGGCATTCTCAGGACGCTGATCCTGATCAGCATCATCAAAACAGTAGAAACACTGACCCTCATACCCATCCTTGAAATCACCAGAAGGGTCTTTAAAGATCAATTGGTCCCTCTCACAAGGAAGACCAAGGCGGGAGGCGCAGTAAGCAGCAATGAACTCGAAACAGTAAGACTTGCCAATGTTTGAAGGACCGGTGAGGCGACAAACCACAGGCTTGGTGTGAATCTTGCTGTTGTTTTTGGCAGCATCAAAGGCACGAGCCACAAGACGGTACAAAAGTGCCGCTTGAACAACACAATGATCGAGCTCACGATAGGCACGAGCTTGTTTGTCCCACTCGGCGTAAGTCTCCAACAACTTGGCCGTGGCGTCGTAAACTTCACCGTGGAGAACAAGTTGGTCAGAAGAACGAATGATGGCTTCAAGAGCTGAAGCAATCTCGATGTATTTCTCACGCAGACTGGTAACAGACATGATTGAGGGGCGCTTGAGGATGTGACAAACGAACCAATCAATGCCTTCAAGAAGACAAGAATACATCCACTTGGCAGCACCATAGATGTCGGAAACGGACCCGATGGTGCCGCGAATGCGCTGAATGCGCAAGTGGTCATGGTGCATTTCTCCAAAGTCCTTGTAGGAAAAAATTCCACCAACGATTTTGGCAAAAGATCCGACAAAGGTCTCAGAAACAGCATCGGGCACAACAAAAGGAGCTTGAACTACCGCAACATTCTTCGTCTGTTCAGCGAATGATGAGGTAAATTCAAGAATCTTGGCCCAGGCACCCTTGCCCAAAGAATGGACATAAGGAGCAAGGATTGCCACAAGGGTGTGGGCAAATTCTCCAAGAGTGCGGCAAGTGAAAACATTGACGCACTGGATAACAAAAGTGGTGAGAAGCTCTCCAACATTTGCATTGACAGCCAAGCCGCCCGTGTTCTCGATCAAAGTCGAGACAAAATTGGTCAGACGGCTAAGGTTGTCGTTGGCCAAGTCGGCACGAGTTGCCCAAATTTCAGAAGTCTGGGAAACTGTATCAGAAACCTTGTCCATTTTTTCCGCCATCTTGTCAACAGATGTCGCAAGATGTTCAAAGGGTTGGACAGTAGCGGAAAGAGGATTGGAAAACCAAGATGCAGAAGATCCAGGATCACCTGGAGCTTGAACCTTGGCGCAAGTACAACGAAAAGTCATTTTGCACCGGGGACAATGCTCCTTGTTCTTGGTGGCAGTGACTGTGGTAGACTTCTTTTTCGGCTTGGTGGTCGAAAAAGGGTTTTTGCCATGAGAGATGGCAGCACTCTGCTGATCCCAAGCATCTGAAACTTTTGGGCCGGAAGGTTTGGGAACAAAAGGCTTGTCCCAATCATTGGAGACCTTTGGAGCCTGAACTTCCGCAAGGAAAGGTGGCTGTTTTAGAGCAACCAAAAGTGCGGGGGCGAAAGACCAATCTTCGGCAGGAAGAAAAGGTGTATTGTCAGGCCAGGGTTGTTGAAGGTAAGGGCAGTTCCAAGAAAAATCACAACTCTCAAGATCGAGGACTTGAAGGTCAAGATGGGTGGAAGGAAGAAAAGTGTCGTCAAAAAGGGATGGGTCAACAAAAAAGGCATCAGCGCCAGAGTTGGTTTCGACCGGGGATGTCGACTCGGAAGCAGGGTTGGCAGGTTCATTTGATGGCTGGTTTGTTCCAGCGCCTTTCGCGAAAGGCATACGATCGCCACGGATCAACTCCATGGAGCACGGGGGTTTATGAGACAACCCACAAAACTCAGGAACTCGACGATCAGGTAATAATACGCCATCATTTCTGTGAGTCCCAGAACGACTCGGTCTGACAAGAAGTATACTGACACGGGTAGCAAATCCGGTTTCACCGCTTGAAAATAACCAAGACCTTTGCGTGTGAACACACCCTGCAAACAATATGCAGGCACACGCCATCCAAAATGCACCAGTGGTGACTGACGTCAGGGCAGGTGTTTGCCTCCCTTCATTTGGCACATGGGCCAATCCAAAGTTGTGTTGAAGTGTGAATACAAGAGGATGAAAAGGAAGTTGGGGGCAAGGGGGGGGGGAAGATGGAAAACCCCATGAGCAAAGACAGGCAGCATGTAAGACGATCCAAAAGGAAGGAGTCACATACTACGAGAGTCTGGTCATGCAAAGAAAACCG